GAGATGTACAGAGACGGAAAGGAGATTGATGAAATAGCCAAAACACTTAACAGGGCAAAAGGAACTATCAGAAAATACCTTACAGGGATATTGAAGCCAAATACCCACAATTTGGGGAAGGGTATATCTGCAGGTGTTACGGGCGAAGAGGGATTAAATGTAAATCCAATCAAAGAAGGCACGGTTAAAGTTGTATTAGGTGGAAACAAAAACACGGTAGTGTATGCGAAGCCCGGATATGACATTGAGGAATTAAAACTAAAATACGGGGTGGTATGAAAAAGTGTAGTTTCTGCAATAAGGAGGTTGAAAAGCTGTGGTATGCTAATCCTAAGTGCTGTATGAGCTTTGACTGCAGGCGAAAATACAATGAGCAAAAAGGAAAGGTCACAAAGCTAAAAAAACGAAGCAGGATCAGCCCAATATCCGATAAGAAGCAGAGAGAGTTACGAGAGTATCGGAAGCTTAGAGATGGATACATGGAAGCAAACAAAACCTGCGAAGTGAAAGGATGTGGAAGTAGGTCGGTTGATCTACATCACAAAGTAAGTAGAGAGTTCGCGCTACTTGATACAAACATCTTCATGGCAGTATGCAGAGAATGCCACAACAGAATAGAAGCAGAGGATAAATGGGCAAGGGATAACGGATATAAATTAAGTAAACACAATTATTTAGCAAAATGAAAAAAGTATTTATAAGCGGAAAAATTACGGGAGAACCGATATACGAATGCATGGAGAAGTTCTATCTGGCAACAGCACGAGCGCAACAAAGGCTTGCGAGGACAGAAGATTATGAAAACAGGATTGTTACTACATATCCAGAGGTGGTCAATCCCTTAACTCTTCCCGGCATTCACTTTGGAATTTCATACAAAGAAGCAATGAAAATATGCTTTGCAGAACTAAAGACCTGTACGCATATCTATATGCTGAAAGACTGGAAGGAAAGTAAAGGAGCAAAAGAAGAACATCAATTTGCAATTGATAACGGAATAGAAATAATTTACGAGTAATAAAAAGCAATAATGAAGTCTCCAAAGCTTACAGAAAAAGAGAAAAAGACATGGGTTGATGTTTGCGAATTGTTTTTTTATGATAAACTTACAAATAGGGAGATTTCTAAACTTGTAGGAATACACGAAACAACAGTAGGGGAAATATTGAAGAGGGTGATGTTTTACAAAGTACTTAACCCTGTAACGGTAGACGACATTGAAGTAATTACTAAAAAGAGTAATGTATGAGATATAATGCGTATCTTTGAGTTCATTTTGTTAAGTTAATTTGTTTGAGCCGCCTGTTTTACCCAAAATTCAGGCGGTTTTTATTTGGAAGTTAATGTTAAGATTTGTATATTTGCAATAGATTAACAGAATAAAAATATTTTAATTAGGCTTTGATAATAGTCTGTTAGAATGTTTTTAAAGGCAGGCACTGCAATGCCTGCCTTTGTTTTTTTAACAGTTTTTATTTGTCCTAAACCAAAACATTTACTATATTTGTAGCAGGAATTAATTAATATATTTTATTAACAGTTCTTATTTTTTGCTATTCATTGATGTAGGATAGTCAGGCGTAAAACCTGACTTTCTTTTTTATATTAAAAATGCGTATATTTGATTCCTAGATAAATAAGCATAATTTTTAATTGTATTTTAAAAAGCAGGGTGTTCGAGAATCCTGCTTTTTTATTAAATTTATTTGTATATTTGTTATATTATGATTAAGGGAAAACTAAAACAACAACTAATAGATGACCAATTCATTAAACTATTGGAATCATTAGGGGTTGAAGTTGTAACGGAATTGAGATTTCATCCAATAAGACGATGGAGGTTTGATTTTGCAATACCAAGTCATAAGATAGCAATAGAGAAAGAGGGGGGTGTATGGACACGTGGAAGACATACAAGGGGAAAGGGATATATCGGAGACATGGAGAAATACAACAACGCTACAGCTTTAGGATGGCGAGTATTGAGGTTCACTCCAGATCAGATATTGAAAAAAGAAACGATGGAGATAATTAAAAAAACTATTGAATATGAGTATTAAAGGAAATAAGTTTGCTGAAAAATGGACGGAAGAAACTGTTCTTGAAATGCTTGAAAAAATGATTTCTTTTATAGAGGTAAGAAAAGCTTATGCAATAGTTACTGTTTTGTCGGAGTTTAAATTATACCCTCAATGGTGGTCAGAAATGACTAATAAATTCAAGGGTAATAAGCGAGTTTCCGAAGCTATAAGGCGTACAGAGGCTTGTATAGAGTCTAACATCATAAAAGACACTATGTCCGGGGATGCTAGATCGGCTACTTTTTCTATATTTTTATTAAAGAATAAATTCGGGTATAAAGACAAGACGGAAACAGACCATACGTCAGGGGGAAATCCATTACAAGCTATTATTAACATAAATAAGCCTAAGAAATGATATTGTCAAGCCAATATGGAGGTATGTATGACGATAGACTTTAATCCGTCAAAGAAACAATGGAAAGCATACGAATTGCTTACTGATAAGGTTACAAACTTTGTCGGATATGGCGGTAGTGCGAGGTCGGGGAAGACCTATCTCTTAGCTTATTTCCTTACCATTCAATCTTTAGCTTTTCCTGATACTGGATGGGGCTTAGGTAGAAGGGAATTAAAGAACCTAAGAAGAACAACTCTATTAACGTTGTTTAAAGTTTTTAGAGATAACAAACTTGAAAAAGATATTCATTACGACTATAATCAGCAAAATCAAGTAATAACGTTTTATAATAAATCTCAAATATTCTTAATAGACACAGCATTTCAGCCGTCAGACCCATTGTACACAAGGTTCGGGGGTTTAGAATTAACAGGGTGCGCAGTTGACGAAAGCAACGAAACGCCCTACAAAGCCATTGAGATATTATTTTCCCGTGTCGGATGGAGAAACAATAAGAAGTACGGATTGGGTCGTAAAATGTTAGAAACGTTTAACCCTGATAAAGGACACGTTTATAGGAGGTATTACGAACCATTTAAATCTAACAGAGAAAAGGAACACATTAAGTTCATTCCGTCTTTACCATCAGACAATCCCGACCCCGCAGTTTTAGAATGGATTGAGGATATGAAAAAGAATGCTGATGAGGTAACGCTTCAAAGATTGGTTTATGGTAATTTTGAATACGATGATGATCCTTCCGCTTTAATAGACTTTAGAAAACTTACTGACATTTGGTCGAATGAGTTTGTAGAAAGCGGAGAAAAGTACATAACGGCAGACATAGCGAGGTTTGGAAAGGACAATACCGTTATTGGCGTATGGGATGGATGGCGATTAATTGAGGTGGCAAAATACAACGGTATGAGCCTTACAGAATCGGCAAACATAATTCGAATATTGGCAAACAAGCACGGTGTGCCTATGAGCAACATAATAGCGGATGAGGACGGTGTGGGCGGTGGAGTGGTTGATATATTAGGATGCAACGGTTTTGTAAATAATTCAAGACCATTGGAAAATGACAAAGGGGAAAAAGAAAACTTCAACAATCTTAAAAGCCAATGCTATTTTAAATTAGCTGAAAAAATAAACCTATCTTTGTTGTATGTTGCTGACACAGAATACGCAGATGCTATTCAGGAAGAGTTAGAGCAGGTAAAACAGCATAACATGGATAAGGACGGTAAAAAGATGATCCTTCCAAAAGATAAGGTAAAAGATAATATAGGTCGCTCTCCTGACTTCTCCGACATGATGGCTATGAGAAGTTGGTTTGAATACGGATATAAATTTGTGTACACAATTAATTAATTATGAAACTATTAGAGAATTTTATTATCTTAGCTATTATGTTTATCATTTCCTATATAGCGCTATCGATAGTGTTTTTGTCATTCAGTATGGCGGATTGGGGATTGATAGGGCGAATTCTATTCATATCGATACCCGTTATTTGGTATATTTTACAAAGAAGTAATTACAAGAAATGATAAAAGCGATAGAAAAGGCTTTATTCGGAGGTAACAAAAGAAAAGATGCGGTAAACACTCTTAACGATATTCTTTACGGGCAATTAGCGAATACCAATCATGTGGTTTGGTATAATTTCCGTACACGTGAGGATTACATAAAAAAAGGTTATGCAGGTAATGCGCAGGTGTATTCTATCGTAAAAAAGATTCTTGATAAAGCTAAGGATGCGCCTTTAATAGTTTATGAGGATAAGGGAGAAAAGTCAAGTACTGCGTACAAGCGAACTAAATACAGTTCCGATATTGTTACAAAGGCAATATCAAATGTTTACAGAAAAAAGGCTTTAGAATTCGATACGTCCAGCGACCTATACAATCTATTAGAAAATCCAAACGATAAATACACGATGACCGATATATTGTATTTGCTTGGGATATTCTACCAAACGATGGGAGAAGCTTTTTTATATCGAGAAACAGCGGACGATAGCGATATAGCCGTGAGCCTTCATGTAGCACCGGGCAATTTGATGGAGCCAGTGTACTCAAACGATACCGACGATATTATCGAAGGATGGAAGCTTAATTTATTAAACGGTTACGACAGAACGCTCGATGCAAAGGACGTGTTCCATTTTAAAATGCCTAATCCGATATACGATGAAGCAGGAAGCCAATTGAGGGGGATGAGCCCATTGATGGCTGGGGGTAAGTATCTGTTACAATCTGACAAAGGTATTGAAGGATGGGTTAAAGCATTGGAGAATGAGGGGGCAAAAGGACTGGTCGCACCAAAGGGGAATGATCCAAAGTTGTGGCTAAATCCAGAACAGGTAGAAAAGACACGAAATGCACTCGATAAGAGAATTCATGGGGCTGACAATCTGCATAAGATAGCAGTTTCGGGAATGCCTCTTGAATATCATCAGATAGGATTAAGTCCGCAGGCTTTGAATATTATTGAAGGGCTTAACTTTTCAGATATTAAACTTTGCCAGTTATGGAACATACATCCTGTATTATTCGACCCTAAACCGACGTATGAGAACTTAAAGAATGCGCAATTACAGTTAGTCACAGACGTAGTAATACCGTATCTGAATACTTTAGAGCAATCTTTAATGAAATGGCTTGTTGAGCCTTTCTCTATCCGTGACGGAAAGAATTATGTAATAGACTTCGATACGTCAGGATATGTAGAGCTTAAAGTAAATATTGAAACAGCTGTAAAGCTTTATGAAGCGGGATTAATAACAGCCAATGAAGCTCGGGGCATGCTTAACTGGGATGACATAGACGAAGAATACGCTGACAAGCTTTTTGTAAGTCAGGGTAAAGTACCGTTATCCGATTACTCAAACGATTTCTTTAATGGCTAAGATTAACATAAACAGACTTAAGTTAAGAGAAAAGCGCATGTTATTGCACTTTGAGAGGAAGTATGCGCCTGTAATATATCGGGCATTGCAAGATTCTGTGAAGCCTGTTTTAGTCAGCCATTCAAATGATATTGATGACACTGCGATGTATGATGCGCTTGTAAAGCTTTATGAAGATGTGGGGTATGATTTCGCTAAAGCAAACGAGCGATTTATGAAAAGTATTCAAAACAAACAAGACAGGTTTTTTCTTGACAGTTGGTCTGAATGGATAAGGAATTACGCAAACGTAGTGCTGGCGAACAAAGTCAAAGAAATAAACGATACCACACGCAATAGGATTAAGCAGGTTTTGGCAGACGCT